CACCTACCGCAAGTAGTTTGATATTCACAGGATTGACATTCTTGGTTGCATCAGGTACAACAAAATCCAATGCGTGTAATAACTATTCATTGGGTAATACCTTCAATGTATATGCTCAAGATTTGGGATTGTGTGGACCTTGCGTTCCTCTAACTTGCTGGCCTTGTCTGATGACTTCACAACAAGTTTATCTCGACCAAGCATTTACAATACCTGTTCCAAATGGATGGTTTACAAATGATATGTCAACAAACAACTTCGGTTCTTGGAACATAATCGGTGGATTCCCACAACCAGCAGGATTCCAAGGCGGATGTCCGTAATATTATGAAATTAAAACTCACACAAGACGCAGCAAACAAACTCGGAGAAATCTTTATCAAATATCTGAAGAAAAAGATAAAGGAGAAGATTTATCCATATGGTAATCCTGATGTGAAAGGAACGGGGAACAAAGTTGCGTCAAGTAAATTATACAATTCTTTGGGTTATAAAGTTGTTCAACAAGGAGAAGATAATTTCGTAATAGAGTTTCAATATTTAGATTACTTTGATTATGTAAACAGAGGTAGAAAAAAGAAGGTAACAAAAGTTCCTTTGGATGCGATTCTTCAATGGATTTCAATAAGAGGTATTAGACCGAAGGGGTATAAAGGAAGAGGTAGATATGCTATAAAGGACAAAAGGTCTTTAGCATTTGCGATACAAGAAAATATATTTAAATATGGTATAAGACCTGCTAATGTAATTGACAAAACCTATGATTCACTTGAAACATTCTTCGCTCAACCACCTGCAGCACTCGAACAACAATTCGAAGAAGTATTTCAAAGTGTTCAGGAAGATATAAATAATCTAATAGAGAATATAATAACAAATCCGACACCTCAATGAGTTTAGATTTAACTTTAATACAAAGTCCATTACCGGTTACTGAATCTCATTCTGACCATACTTGGAACATATCCTTGAATGATTATTCTGCATATACCGATGTAAGGCTCATTGTGGACATTTATTCCAATCCTTATTCCAATGATGTTGGTCCAAACAATGTCACAGGAATAGTTCAAGATAGTGGAAAGAAAGCAAGGTTATTAGTTCCCCCTAATCAATTAGGAAATTGCATATTCAATGTAGAAACAATCATTAGAAATTTTACGATGGCTAATCCTCGTAATATGACGATGATTGATAATTTACAAACTGGTGAAGCGGAGAATAATCCTTACTATGTTGAGACAATGCAGAGTTCATTGTTTCCAATCACTGCGAACACATCACAAGCCACAGTTGTAAATAACAGATTATCCAACATATCATTCTCCAATGGTTTTAATGGAGGATTCGATGGATTTGAGAACATATATCATATAAACGAATATCGTTTAATTTTCGGGGTTCAATACACAAGTAGTGGTTATACTGAACAAATAATAGATACAATAAATTGGGGGGTTTATTCGGGTTTTACGGGGACCACAATAGACCCATATAGTGCGGCTACACAACCTTATGGTGTGATGATATGGCCAGGTGTTCAGGACAACAAGAGATATGCGGTTGCGAATAATACAGCATTCACCTATTACTACTCAGCCACAAATTTGGATGGTCGATATAACTATCTAAACACAAAGGTTTATAACTATGCGATGAATATCAAAGTTGCTCCATTCAATGTTGATGGACAATTTATGGCAACCTTTGGAGAAGAAACATTACCAATGACAGCGTTCGGTGGACCTGTTCAACAAACAAGATGGAGAACTCACTATTATAATTGTCCGATTGTAATTGGATTTATGTATGGGGAAAATCCTCTGTATAATAACTCAACAATTATTTCAGGTATTACCTATCTATTAAAATCTCAAGGTAATGGTCAATTAAATTACGATACATCGTATTCTTTACCGGTAGTAGATACACCTAACCCCAATGGATATAATTCATTCTTAGGTCAGAGAATTGCTTATGGAGTGATTCCTGCAAACCCATTGGTTATGGAGATGAGTGATGTCGCAGTTTATCTAAGTAGTGGAACCTGTGACCCCACACAAATTGATAGAATATCTGAGATTGTTCAATACAAGATGGTTGGAAAAGAATGTTTCAATGACCCATATTCATTCTTATTTCTCAATCGTCAAGGAGTTTGGGATACATATACATTCACAAAGAAATCACAGAAAAGATATAGAGCAAAAAGAAGAACATATTCTTCTTGGAAATCTTTGAATACAAGATTGTGGAACAGACAGGCTTACGATAGTGCGGAAACTGTATTCTTTGGTGATGCAGATGAATTGTTCACATTCGCATCAGGATTTGTTTATCAAAATGACAGAGATATTATTGAACAATTATTATTATCACCTTATGTTTATATGATAATGGATAACTATATTCCTGAACCGAATAGACCACTTACATATCCTTATCTAATCCCTTGTGTTGTTCAGAATTCTGATGTTCAAGTATTCCAACAAAAATATCAGAGAATATTCCAATACACACTTGATATAAAACAAACTCCTTATCGTTATTACGATTTGCCGTACTAATTATGTCTTTAAGAATTGTTGTTATTATTGAAGGTAAAAACAGATTTTTGGATTTATATGACAATGAACCCATAAATATGAACTTCTCTTTTGCGGAGATTCAAGACATTACAAAAAAGAATTCAGGATATTCTCAATCATTCAAATTACCAGGTTCGAAAAATAATAATGAGATTTTCAACTACTATTATAATGTTCCCCAAGTTCCGACAACATTCAATCCAAATAACAAGTATGAGACAATCATAACTTGGGATGGATATGAAATAATGAGAGGAAACATAAGATTGGATTCAGTTCTTGTTGATGAAGAAGAAATATTTTATGAGGCAACCTTCTATAATCAAGTAGGGGATTTATCAGCAAACATTGGTGATAAGTTCTTATTTGAAACTGACCTCAGTGCTTTATCACACCCTTGGAATAATGAGGTTATCAATTATTCCCTTTTGGACCCAAATCTTTTTCCATTATCAGGTTCAACAAATTATTCATATCAGAATGGTCAAACATTTTGGGGACTTTATAATATTGGTTATGAATATATCTCAGGTAATTCTGTAAACTATCAGACATCACCATTAGTTTATTTTACACCATTCAAGAACGGAGCATATAATCCTGCAGAAGGTAACTTCGATTTTACAGGAACACCGGTCAACGATTTTTATTTCAAACCAACAATACAAGTTAAAACTCTTTATGAGTCAATTTGTAGAGATGCGGGATATACAATAGAAAGTGAGTTCTTTGATACATCTTACTTTCAGAAATTTTATATGCCACTCAAATTCGGTGATGAGACAATCTATTCAAAGAACTCATTACCTGTTTGTTTCTCATATACAGGAGCAGCAATTCCTTTAACTGCAGCAACCCCCGCAGTAACAGCATATACAAATCCATCCGTTGGACAGATATGTAATTCATTGAACTTCAGTTCAAGTACAAATAGTTTCTTCATAGAAAATCAATATAAGGGATTATACACATTTAGATTTAGATACACTATTGTTCCAACAGGAACTTGTGAATTTACAGCAACGAACCTATCTTGTTTCGCTCCATTCGCATTTGACTACATTGATAATAATGGTACTACAAGGACATTTACAATTCCTTATACACAATGTGGAATACCTTATGTAATACAAGGTTGTTGTCCGAGTAATTTCTTGGGTATTGGAAACTTCACCTATCAAAGTCAGGGTGGAACAAAATTCTTCTTCAGTGGAACTCCAAATCAAAATGAATTACTAAGAACAGATTTTGCTTGTAATGGATTTCCTGCATCATTAGATTTCCAACAAACATTCAATGTCACAGGAGATTCAGAACTCAGTTTTTATTTTGTTGGTAGAGATTGCACAATATCAGGTTTCACATTTGAGATTGTTGATAGTCCGAGATTTTTGTTATCAGGACAAACGATAGATTATGCATTGGAATTCCCTGAGAATGACTACAAACAAATTGATTTTATAACATCGGTCAACAGGTATTTTAATATGGTCGTAGTTCCATCACCTGAGAAACCAAAAACTTTAATTGTTGAACCAATAATAAATTATATTGGAAAGGGTCAACTATTGGATTGGACCACAAAGATTGACCACTCTCAACCAATAAGGGTTACGCCAACCACATCTCTCATAAATGGAACACTGAATTTCTTATTCCAATTAGACCAAGATTATGCGAATCAGAACTTCAAAACTGCAACCAACAGGATATTTGGAACTGAAAAAGTAAATCTAAATCTACCATTTAAGAATGAGACAACGAACTTCGAACATATCTTCTCATCACCAATAGACATTACAATTTATTCTGCGTATGAATCGATGTTGACATTATCATCATTTTCAAAAGTAAATACTCAAGATAATAATGGTCAATCAGTACAAACATTCTTACCATTCAAGATTCTTCCTAGATTGGTATTTAGAGGATTGACATTACCAACAGATAACTATGGATTTGTTTTAGGTTCCGCAACAACAGCATATCAATATTGGTATTTGACAAGTTTGGGGACTGATTATACTGAAGATAGATTCCTTGAGATAAATAGATTTACAACATATCCATTCAACTATAATAACTTCTCTCACTATTGTAATTTCAGAGGGGAAGATATTCCAACAATCACACCAGCAGAATTTCAATTCATTGCAGAAGATTTGTATGACATCTATTACAAACCATATATTGATGATTTGATTTCTCCTGAGAGTAAGATATATGCTGCAAAGATTTATCTATATCCTGATGATGTTAAACAACTAAGATATGATGAAGTAATTTTGGTTGATAACAATTATTTCAGAATAAATAAGATAACGAATTGGAACGCACTTGAACCGGCAATATGTGATATTGAACTTGTAAAACTCACAAAAGAATATGAAGGTCATAGAAAGTTGTATTATAGATTAGACCCTTGTACAGCTCCTGGCGATACATTATATTCAAGTTCTGACTACAACTATAATTTATACGCTTACATTGGAAACTTCGTAAAAGTTTATGATGACAATTTAAACTTCATTGATTGTTATCAAGTGTATGAAGATGTTTATGACCCAACTCACGATTATAAACATTACTTTTTCTCCAATGGATATTTCCCTGAATTGGTGCATGTTTTCCCTGATTGTGGTTGTACCGGTAGAACTGAATTTGATTTGGTTCAACAAATACCGGTAACCCCAACGCCTACTCCTTCTAACACTCCAAATAGACCTACGCCAACTTTAACACCAACCCCCACTCCCACACCCACTCGTGATAATTTTGTTCAATATGGTGGAACTGTGTCAGTATTTGCAACTTCAGCAGATGCTTGTTTTAGTGCAACTTGTGGAAGAAGTTATTTCAGAGATGCACCATTCTTCGCAGTAGGTCAAACCATATGGAATAACTCAGCACTCACAAGCACATTTAATGGTGGAGGAAATTGGATTGCGATAAACACAGGTATACCATTCTGTTCAGGAACATTCATTGCTTGTAGAGTTGACAGTAATGGGGTGATATTATCTATAGTGTCTTGTTAAAGAAAATATATTTAAGAGTATGAGTTGTTATAGTTTTTGTCACGATAATACTTATGGTGGAAGTGCTTATGTCTCAGGTACAACTTGTGATGGAGTTGTTGGAGCATTCTATCTTGTGTTAGGACAATGTATTTGTATTGAAACAACCAATCCTCATACTTGTTGTGGACCACTTATTTTCTCTGCTGTATGTTCTCCGAGTGTTACTTCAACTCCGACAAATACTATTACTGTCACCCCAACAAATACTTTAACCCCAACTGTAACTCCTACCCCATCAGTAACAGTTGGTTTAACTCCTACACAAACTCCTTCTAATACAGCAACTCCTACAACCACAGCAACCAATACTCCAACTTTGACGAGAACGCCAACGAGAACTCCTACACAAACTCCTAATCCTGTTTGTCCTGAAGAATTTATTGTATTGAGTGGTGGTTCTACCTTTGATAGTGGAACTTATATTAGACAATATTCAGCATCAGGACAGAGTATGAACTATGGTTATGCTCTATGGAGTTCAATATCACTGACAGCGACAACAAAACAAGTTATTCTTGGAACTGCACCTGACGGAAATAATTATGCAATCTTCGAATATTTTGATGGGGGAGATTATAATACAGTAATGGCGAGATTCCTCACAGGTTCTACAACAATATCATCTTGGATTTCAACTGAACAATTACCATCTGTTTTAAGTTCGGGTTCTACTTGGGTCGGAGGAATAACCAATTTAGGTATCGGTAGTTTAATTTTCGATGGAGTTCGTTTCCCAACAACAGGTTTTAAAGGAAGTGCTTACTTATACTATCCTTTGGTTTGTCCTACAAGCACTCCTACCGCAAGTCCTACAAGAACTCCAACTAATACCCCAACTCAAACAATAACTCCGACAAATACTAAAACGCCGACTGTCACTCCAAGTATAACTCCTACGAGAACTCCAAATGCTATATGTCCTGAAGAGTTTGTTGTAACAAATTCTACAAGTGGTTTATTTGATAACGGAACTTATATTAGACAATATTCCGCATCAGGTCAGAGTATGAACTACGGTTATGCTATTGATGGGGGTGGAGTTAAAATATTCGTACCAGGAGTTGCACCTGATGGGAATAATTATGCTGTATTTGAATATTATGATGGTAGTGATTATAATACTGTTGTACAAAGATGGACTTCACTAACTGCAACAACTTCTGGTTGGATTTCAGTGGAACAATCACAATCTATTCTAAGTTCTGGTGTTACTTGGGTGGGTGGTTCAACTGCTTTGGGAACATTACTGAATACAACCTTCAGTGGAGTTATTTATCCAAGAGCAGGACAAAATGATAGGGGATATATAACATATCCATTGGTTTGTCCTACGCCAACTCCTACTTCAAGTAATACCCCCACTCCATCAATCACTCCAACAAATACTTTAACACCCACAGTAACTCCTTCCCCAACTTGTGGAACTTTCACAACACAATATTTATTAGCTGAGATACAAGGAAGTAGTGACATAAGATTCAGATTGTATGACAATCCTGACTTCACAGGTAATGCTAATGCGATTTGTGATTATAGTTTCTCAGGAACTTATGATATAAATGGTGGAGCAATCAATCAACCATATTCAACAATAATGGTTTTCAATGACCACGACCATTCATATAATACAGGAAATAACATTACAGCATTCACAGTAAATTCTATAAGTGCTGCTTGTCCTTGTGTTGATATAGTTTATAATGTAACAACGCCTACGCCTACTCCTACTTTGACCAACACCCCAACAATTACTCCGAGTCCTTCTAATACTGCACCTGTAACTCAAACGCCCACTCCTACCAATACAGCAACTCCGAGTTTAACTCCAAATTTCTGTAGAGAATATACAATACAAAATAATGGATTTGGTCAAACAACATTTAATTGGACTAATTGTGATGGAAGTAGTGGAACAACTACCCTATCATTTGGAGCATCAACAACAATATGTGCGATAAATGGAACTGTAACACAATCAGGAGGACTTGGCACAATAACTGCTGGTGGACAATGTACAATCACCCCGACGCCAACTCCAAGTGTCACACAAACGAACACTCCATCCATTACGCCAACCAATACACAAACCAATACACAAACCCAAACTCAGACACCGAGTGTTACACCTTCTATTACAAGTAGTCAAACTCCTAATGTAACTCAAACTAATACTCCTTCGCCAACTATTACAAATACTGCAACACCTACTCAAACCCCAAGTCCAACCCCTGATTTCTGTTGTTATTTGAGTGTGAGTAGTTTGAATTCATTGGATATAACAATAACTGATGTCGAGGTAAGTGGAGTTTCAGTAACTCATTTATCAGGAACAAACTTCCCAATAGCACCTGGTGACCCTCAAGGTAATTTCTATACATTACAAACGGGAGCAACAGTAGATGTTGAGGTGTTCTTCACAAGTTCAATATCAGGACAGAATATTACTTTACAGGATTGTGATGAGATAATTCAATGTCAAGAAACAACAGGAAGTGGTGGAAGTTTCTTGTTCACAAATGTTGACCTGAATTGTGGATGTTCTTGGACCATAACTGCGGATGATGGAGCTTGTTTTTAAAATTAAATTATGAAAATAAAATTCGAAAATCCAAGATTGGAAGAAGCCAGTAAACTAAAAGAGAATTTAAATATTCTCAGATTGATATTTCCTGAAGTTGTTGGGAATATTAAAAATTTCAAGTTCTTAAAAAAGTTCTTATATGGCAGCTAAGAAATATGAAGTCATAATAGATGTCAACTCCGGCTCGGTTCAGATTGCTGGTGGGGAGATGTTATCCCTCAATCAGCAGGTAAGGATATTACAAAAAGAACTTGGAAAAGTTGATGGTAAAGAATTTGAAATCTTATCAAGTAAGTTAAATGAAACTAAGGACAGAGCAGCAACTGTAAATGCTCGTTCAAGAGAATTGTTCTCAACTTTATCATTACTTCCTGGTCCTGTTGGTTTATTTGCCGGTAAAATAGATGGTGCGATTTCCTTGATGAAAGTGTTCTCAGGATTTAAACTCGCAGATATCAGAGCACAATTTGTCGCATTGGGTGCTGATATTGCAGACATCGGTAAAAAGATTTTTGCTGCTACAGGTATCCAAAAAGTATTTCAAGTCACGAGTGCAGCAACAGCAGGAGTTCTGAGAGCTGTGGGTATCCAAGCAACTGCGGCATCAGTCGGAGTTCGTGCATTCTCTACTGCACTCGTTGCGACAGGAGTCGGAGCACTCGTTGTTGCATTAGGTTATCTTGTAACCGCATTTATGAATAGTGAGGAAGCCGGTGCAAAGTATGAAGAACAATTAAAGAAAATCAGAGAAGAACAAGATAGAACAAGACAATCCACAGAAAATTATTATGAAAGGGAAATAGCTAATGCGAGAGCACTTGGAGCTTCAGATTTGGAATTACAAAGGTTGAGAATAAAAGGTCTTCAAGATGTTTTTAATCAAGCGGAGAAAAATTATCGTCAGGCATATAACGCAAGAATTGACGCGGAAGTTTTCAATAAGGCAGCTGTCAAAGCACTCAAAGAAGATGAAGATGCTAAGTTCAAAATCTTATTAGATTATGAACAAAAATTAGCAATTGCAAATGCTGAACTCAGAAACAATGAAAGATTAGCTCAAGAAGCCGCAAAGAAGAAGGCTTTGGATGATGCAAAGGCTTTAGCAGATGCAAGTAGAAGACAAAGATTGGAACAACTCAATGCGGAGATTGCAGTTGAAAGAGCAAAAGACACAAGAGATAGAGCAAGTGTCGAGAAACTAAGAAAACTAATTTTGGAAAGAATCCTTCTTGAAAAAGAAGGAATAAAGATGACTGCTGAGATTAAAAAAGCAGCAGAAGATGATGCTCTTAGACAAGCCGAAGAAGAAATAAGGAGAGATGTTGATGCTTATGAAAAAGGTTTAGAGGAAAAAAGACAAGCGAATCAAAGGTTCATTGATAATGAACTCAGAGATTTAAGAAGAGCTCAAGAAGAAAAAGAAAATTATTATGAATATCTTAAAGGGTTATATGGTGAAGATTCACTTGAGGCTTTAACACAATATGAGGTTGTATTATCTGGTAGAAGAGAATTGATTCAAAGAGAATCAACTTTAATTTTTAGTTATCAGAAAACTGTTGAAGGTTTATCAAAAAATCAAGTTGATAGAATGAAAGAGTTACTCGGAGTTTCGAGTGACGCTATGAAAGAATATGAAGATTTCTTAAATGCTCAAAAAGATTTAGGTGGTAAAAATCTTGAAGTATTCAAGGAACAGTTCAAAAATTTAGAAGATTTAAGAAAAGCCGAATTACTCAGAAATTTACAAGATTTAAATAACAGAAGAACATTATTATTAGAACAATTTAAATGGCAAGAAAATTCTATTGTCACATTCAAAAAAAGATTGGAGATTATTAAAGAACTGAGAAGTATTGCTGATAGGGAGAGGAATATTGCAATAAATTCAACAGAAGAGGGTAACAAAAGAGAAAAAGATTTTATTCAACAAAATGTAAAAGATGTTCAAGAAGCGAATGCTGCAATAATAAAATCTGATGAGGATTGTACGAAAAAACAAAATGAAATTCAAAAAAACTTTCTTGAACAACAGAAAGATTACAATGAAAGATATAATAACATTTTAATAACTCGTGCTCAATATAACAATGAGATTGTTCAATCTGTCGCAGGAACAATGCAAAACATCGCATCATTTGTTTATGACTTAGCCGGTAAAAATAAGAAAGCACAAAAAGCTGCAGTCATAATCGATAAGGCGGCTTCAATAGGTAGAATTATTTCTGAAACTGCTGTGGCTAATGCTAAGGCAGTAGCCGCATCACCTTTAACTGCAGGTCAGCCTTGGGTTGGATTGAATATCGCATCCGCAGCAGCTTCAACATTATCAGTTATTGGTGGGGCAATAAGAGCAATTAGAGAGATTGATTCAACATCTACAGAAGTGGGTAGTCGTTCAGGTGTAATCAATGTTGTTGCGAGAAGAGCAATGGGAGGTATTGTTACTGGAGCGGGAACATCTACCTCAGATAGTATTCCAACTCTATTGTCAAATGGTGAGTTTGTAATCAATGCAAACGCATCGAGAATGTTCGCACCAATTCTATCTCAATTAAATTCATTGGGAAATCAACCACAATTTGATATGGGTTCTTTACTTACTCAAGCAATTGGAAATACAACTTTAACAAGTGTTATGGCTGAAGATGCTGAGAATAGAATGACCCCTCCAATTAAAACTTATGTATCAGCAACGGATATGAGCAATCAACAACAGATGGATAGATTGATAAAATCTCGTTCTACGATATAATAAGTGGTAAAAAATATCAAATCTAATATTTAATTAAAATGGCAAACACTAAAATTGTTGAGTTATTCATCGATGATGAATATGATGAGAGTGGAATTGAAGCAATTTCATTGGTATCAAGACCTGCTCACGATGAAACTTGGTTGGCGTTTAATCACGCTGATGAAGAAGTTGAAACAATGTCTCCCTATAAAATAGTGGAAGATGACTTCTGTTCACATAACCCAAAATTAGACGAATTGGGAGAGCCTTATTCAAAGTTGATAGAAGAGGGATGGAGTGTTGTTAGAGTCGAAAAAATGACCACTTCTGTCGTTCAGAAGATGAATCAAGAGAGATTCAGTTCCCCTAATGAACCATCTGATTTTGATAGAGAAAATTTCAGAGTTAGATTCAAGTATGTCGGTCCAAGAGATGAAAAGAATAGACAATTCTGTAGAGAAATGTTGTCGAAGAATAGAGTATATCGTATTGAAGATATCAATGCGTTGAGTGACAATGTTGCTAATCCTGAATTTGGATTCTATGAAATTTTTACTTGGAGAGGTTCATTTAACTGCAGACATCAATGGGTGAGATTGATTTACAAAAAAGATGGTGATATTAGAAATACCGCATCATCAACAAAAGGATTGGAAAGAGAAGAAGGTCTCGGACCAACACTTCAACCGAATACTGTTCCATTAAATCAGAGAGATAAAATCCCACCAAGAGTAGGTTCCACTTTTGCATCTCAAGATGAATTTATTGATACAATTTCTGACTATCCAAAGGGTGTATCTGAAGCAGCTCAAAGAGCATTAGATTATGCAAACAAAAATGGATGGGGTTCTTGTGGAACAGGAGTAGGTAAACAAAGAGCTAATCAACTTGCAAAGGGTGAGAATATATCTTTAGATACTGTAAAAAGAATGTATTCTTATTTATCAAGACACAAGGGGGATTTAACAACTTCAAAATCTTATGATGATGGTTGTGGTAAATTGATGTATGATGCGTGGGGTGGTGAAGCAGGTCTTAGATGGGCTGAAAGAAAATTATCAATAATAGAAAAATCTGCATCCAATAGAGAACTATCCATCGATGATATGATGGGTTGGGGTGGAAAGAATTTTGATAGTAAAAAACTTTTGTTCTATGATGATGACAAAAGAATTCTTGTTGGAGCAGCAATGGTGCCTAATAAAATGATTCATAGATATGATGACTTAGGGAATATGTATTATGTGTATTTCTCAAAGGACTCAATCAAGAAAATGGCTGAGAAATTTCTCAGACAGAAAAGAACTGATGAAACTTCAATAGAACATAATGGAGTTAAACTTGGTTCTGAGAAAGTTTATATTACAGAATCTTGGGTATCAGAAGACCCAATTAAAGATAAAAGTGCTGCTTTTGGATTTGAGTTACCTGCCGGAACTTGGTTCGTTTCGATGAAAGTTGAAGACCCCAAGATTTGGAAGATGATTAAACAAAAAGCACTTACTGGATTTTCTGTTGAAGGATTATTTGCAGAAAAATCTGTTTTCTCAAAGGAAACAAAAAAAATAAACCAAATCAAGCAAATACTAAAATCTATTGAAGATGACAAGTAAAAACGCAGTTGAAAAAATTAAAAGGTTGCTTGGTCTAACTACTGAAAATTTTTTTGAAGCTAAAACTGAACAAGGAATGGCTGTAAAAATGGAAGGTGAGTTGGAAGTAGGACAACCAATTTATATTTCAACGGAAGAAGGACTGATTCCTGCTCCGCCAGGAGTCCACAAGCTCGATGATGGTTCTGAAATTGAAGTTGACGAGAACGGCACTGTCTCCAAAATCAAAATGGGTGATATGGAGAAAAAAACAGAAGATGCTGAAATCGAAGATGAAAAAGAGAAGGAAACCATTGTTGATGAAAATATGTCAGTTGTAGAATTGGAATTTGGTGATGTGAAACTCGTTGATGGAACTGTAATCCGTATGGAGGGTGAAGGTGAAATCGTTGGTAGAAGAATAAAGAAGGTCGGTTATGACGGAACTTTATCTGCTATCTCTGATGGAGAATATGAAACCGAAGGTGGAAAAGTTCTTCAAATTGTGGGTGGAGCAATCCAAGGCGTTCAATCGAAGGCTGACAACAAAAAGCGTGGAGAAGGATTTGAAAAATCTGAAGAATTTACCATTGCTGAAACTGCTACAGGTGTCAAAGTTGAATCTAAGACATTTGATGTTGGTGAAGAAGTTATGGTAATTGGAGAAGATGGTTCTAAAAAACCTGCTCCTGATGGTGAACATCAGATTGTATTGAGAGATACAAGTGGTAATGAAAACAAAATTAGATTCATCACCAAAGATGGTAAAATCACCGAAAGAGAAAATGTTGAAGAGATGGAAAATCAAATGATGGAAATCGCTACATTATTTTCTGAAGCATTAAAGAAAATTGAGAACAAGTTGGATGAGATTTCAAAGAAAAATGAAGTTTTGGAATCAAAGTTCAATAAGTTTTCTAAAGAACCTGCGGGTTCAAGAGTTTATACTCAAAAAACAATAAACGAAGAAGAAAATCCTCTATTGACAAAATTAGAAGCATTCAGAAGAATGAGAGAGGATATGTCTAAAAACTAAACAAAACAAATTAAAATGAAAAAAGGAAATTTAAGCAAACTGAACTTCAATTACGACCTCGGCGGGTTGAGTGCTTATGTAGACCAACTGTCTCCTGATATTATTTCAGAAGCGGTTCTTACTCCTGTAACAATGAAATATGTGAATGTTATTCCTGGTATCAAAGGAACTCAGAATGTAAACTTACTTTCTGAAACTCTTTCTGTACAAACAGGAACAACTTGCGGATGGAACTCTCAAGGTGATGTAACTTTCACTGTAGCACCAGTTACAGTTCAAGCATTGAAAGTAAACCAATCATTGTGTTTACAACAATTAAACACCCTTTGGTTGGGTCAGTATTTGAATGCAGGGTCATACAATGAAAATGCACCCTTCGAACAAGCAATCATCGATTTGCAAACAAAGCAAATCAAAAGATATAACGAAGATTTATTGTGGAACGCATCGAGTGGTACATCATCATTCTCAGGTTTCATCGAAATCTTAAACAACTCAGGTTCTGTAGTTAAACTTACAGGTCAAACAGCATTATGTTCTGTAACAGGTGCTACAACAACTGAAAAAGCATATAACACATTAGCTCAGGTTGATAATTTAATCAACGCATTGGATAGAAATGTCTATGACAGGAGTGACATCGTTGTGTATATGAGTCAATCCGCATTCAAGTGCTATATGGTAGCATTGAGAAATGTAAACAACTTCCATTTCACAGAACCAACTCTCGGTCAAGTATATGAAGTATTCCATCCTCAATCAAACTACAAAGTAGTAGGTGTACCAGGATTGAATGGTTCTGATTTGATTGTTATCGGACCAATGCAGTATATGCTCGTTGGTACTGACTTAGCATCGGATGAAGATTCGTTCCGTAGTTGGTGGTCGCAGGACTTCCAGGAAGTCCGCGTAATGGCAGCTTGGAAACTCGGAACACAAGTTGCATTCCAAGAGTTCTTTGTAACTAATGGTCTATAATTGTTATGAGAAGGGGAATTCGGGACTGATTTCCCCTCTCATTTCAATAAAAAAATAAACTAATCAAACAAATCAAAATAAAATGAGTTGTAATTTAACGAGCGGAATTTTGTTGGGTTGTAGAGATAATATCGGTGGTCTCAAAACAATGTGGATTACTGATTACTGCAATATCAACACTATCACTCAATCAACAGGAGACACCATTACCGCAATTTCTGGCACAGGTGAATTTTATTGTTTCGAATTGATAAGAACAAGCTCACAACATACTGAAACAGTGAACGCTTCACTTGAGAATGGAACAGTATTCTATCAAGGTGAAACAGTTGCTTATTTCGCAAAACTTGACCAAGCAAAGAGAAATGTTCTCAAAGTATTGGCTCAATCTCAGAGATTAGCAATTTGCATCGAAGATAATAATGGTTCTTATTTCCTACTTGGACAAACCTACGGCTGCTTCATCAGTGCAGGAACATCTGTCACTGGTAAGGCACTGGGGGACCAAAACGGCTATAACATTACATTCCAATATATGGAACCAAATCCGATGAATGAATTGAGTGGAACTCTTTCTTCAGTGGTATCTGGTATCACAGCAGGTAGTTGTGGTTGCTAATAAAAATCTAATAAAATCGTGGGGAGATAAAACTCCCTGCGATTTATTTATATTATGCTAATAATCAAAACAAACCAACCAAATACTTTGGTTGTTACTGTTTCTCAGAATTCCGAACTTACCAATCCTGAGTATCTATTTTCTTTTACACATATATTCTCAAAGGAAAATGTAACATTCATTCCTACAGATATTTCAACGCATAAAAGTAGATATGATGAATTTTATTTTGTTGAGGGAAATGGTGTAGGACAAATTAGATTTCCCTATGAGGGACAATATCTATATTCCATTTGGGAGCAACCCGCCGGCAGCGGGAACTTGAATCCTGCATTTGCGACCAATGTTGTTGAGAATGGTGATGCTCAAGTTATCGTTCAATCAGCAATCACAGTGAATTCTCAATTCGATTCATTTATTTCAAATAATGAATTCAATTCAAATTATATCTTCGCTCCTGATGAGATTCAACCGCTTGTTCCAAGTCCAACTCCTTCTGTAACTACTACAAACACTCCTACTACAACTCAAACTCCTTCTGTCACCCCAAGTGTAACACAAACCAATACTCCGAGCATAACACCATCGGAAACTCCGACAAATACGCCTTCTGTAACACAAACCAATACTCCGAGCATAACACCATCGGAAACTCCGACAAATACGCCTTCTGTAACTCCAACAGAAACTCCAACTAACACTCCTTCTGTTACACCGACAACCACAATGACGCCAACAAATACAAATACTCCGAGTATCACTCCAAGTCCTACTCCTTTTGATTCTGATGCTACAACCTTTTTGAATGCTGTTGTTGCGACAGGGGGAACTCTCAATGCAACGATATCTGCGGCAACCAATACACTCTTTACCTCATTAAAATCTAATGGTCTTTATACTTCAATGAAGGCAATGTATCCATTCATAGGTTCAACTTCGGGTTCTTGTGCAATCAACGCAGTTAGTCCTGGTACATATAATATTACTTGGTTTGGAGGAATGTCATTTGGAGTTTCAGGAGCAACCGGTAATGGAACTAATGGTTGGGGAAATACAAATCTAATACAAACGGCATTTACTCAAAACAGTGTGAGTGCTGGTGTTTATCAGATAACCTCACTATCAGGTGGAGCTGAATTTGTATTTGGTAATTTCAGTACTGGTGGATTACCTGCAATACAACTTTCAACCTATTTAACAACTTTAGGTGGAAATTATGCTTATAGATTGGGTAGTACGAGTATAACCTCACAAACATATTCTGGAAATACTGGAATGTTTGTCATCTCAAGAACAACTGGTAGTACTACAACTCATAATTTGTATAGGAATGGTAGTTTGATAAATTCAACAAGTAATAGTTATACTGCGACTACAACCCCAAATGCAATATATGTATTTGCGAGACAAGGGTCAGGTGGTGCTACCCAAGAATTTTCACCACAAACTTTAGCATTTATATTCTTCGCAGATGGATTGAGTGGTTCACAGGTTTCAACCTTGAGTTCAATAATAAATACATTCAATACATCTTTGGGTAGAAATGTATATTAGAGCATTTATAAAATAGGATTGATTTTTAGTTAAAAAATTATATTTATCAATATGAGTGAACAAGAACCAATAAAGAATGATACCTTAAAAGTATTTGATTTCGATACAGCAAATGTTCCGATTATTGAAGAAAATTTGGTTATCAATACAAGGTCGCCTTGGGTTTATTATGGAATTGCCAATTTAGCACCACAAGAACTTATTAGATTATACAACTCATCACCAACACATAGAGCATCAATTCAATCCAAGTGGTATGGTGTAAGAGGTGAAGATTTGATTTTACAAGAGGACATAGATAACAGAAGAATTGTAATGGTCAATTCAATGGGTGAAACTCTGTATGATGTATGGAGCAAATGTGCTCTCGACTTCATTCTCTATGGGGCGTTCAGTTTAAATATTGTATGGCGCAAAGACCGTGACTTAGGATTTGAAATGTATCATATGGATACATCAAAACTCAGAGCAGAGAAAAGTGACATCTACGATAGAGTTCATCACTATTATTATTGTGCTGATTGGAATTTCCCAAAGAAATTTATTCCGAGAAAATTGGTAGCCTTTGACCCAAGTAATGAAGAACCATCACAAGTATTTTATTATACAACGCATTCTGCTGGCAATAATTTCTACGCAACTCCCTCCTATTGGGGCGGAGCAACAGCAATCTCAACTGAGATAGAAATCTATAATTGGTGGTTTAACAATATCTGTAATAACTTATCTCCAAGTTTATGGGTTTCTCTCAATAACGGTATACCCGCTCCTGAAGAACGCCAGTCGATTTATGATAATCTCGTTGCTAAGTATGGTTCTTCAAATAATAGCGGGCGTTTATTTTTGTCCTTTGCAAATAACAAAGAAGAAGCACCTGAGATAACACAAATCCAACCTAATAGTTCTGATAAGATGTGGATTGAAATGGCGGATGCTGTACAACAAGCAATCCTTACTTCACATCAAATTAGTAGTCCTGAGCTCTTGGGTATTATAACGCCTGGTGGTCTTGGGACGCCTGACCATCTTGAAGCTCAGGACCATTTCCAACATTTGGTAATCAAACCAATTCAAACTGAAATCAAAAAGGTATTTGAAAAATTATTATTGCTAAGAGACAGAATACCTGCAAAGATTGACATAACTCAATTCAGAATGGTTACAACTCCTGATGAGAAACCTATTGAGAATATCAATGTAGATAAAGTTGAAGATGTTGGAGTAAACAAAAATGAAAATATAACAACAAATGAGTAGTCCTGGAATTGTACCTCAGAATGTATTACTGATAAGCGAAACTAAGCTCAAAAATTTTAGTGATATAGACCCCAATGTGTCGAGTGGAGTTCTTTTACCATTCATAGGTGTTGTACAACAGACAAAACTCGAATATATCATAGGAGCCCGTTACTATAAGGAATTATGTTATCAGGTATCAGGAGGAACAATATCTTCCAATATTACTGATTATAATTTCTTGGTTTATTTTGCTCAACCGATGCTAATATGGGCAGCATACGCTGAGTGCTTACCGTCCATTTTTATGAGAATAAAAAACAACGGTATAGTTACTGGTGCTGAGAATACTGTTACTATCAAGGAGATGCAGTATATGCAACAAAGAGCAGATGATAGAAGTCAATTCTTTGAGAAAAGAATGATTGAAGAACTTATTTTTAATTCAAATCTATATCCATTGGTATTTCAGACAACCTCTAATCAAGGTTTATTTCCACATCTTGGAAAGAATTATCAAATGGGTTTACATATTCCTAATGGTTGGGGTGATACTTCTCCTTATGGAATTTATAAAAGGTATGGTTTAAAAAGTTATGCAGACCCGACTTATCCATATCTATGTGAGGGTTGTGGATTCTAATGGATAATCTTTTAACAATACTCAGTTCGAATGTAGTTGTTGCTATTGTCAGTTTTCTAACTGGTAGAAGAAGGTCAAATGCAGAGGCAGATAATCAAGTCCTAAGAAATCTTGAAATATCTGTCAATCTTTATAAAGAAATAATCGACGATTTGAAGAGTGAAATTGAGGGTTTGAATAGGAAGATACAGGAATTGGAACAAAAAATCGACGAATTGCACGAAGAAAATAAAAAACTAAGAACTAATATCTGATGCCAACAAACAGAAGAAAAGATGAAACTGAAAAGGATTTTATCTCAAGATGTATGAGTGAAATCAAAGATGAATTTCCTGATAATGCTCAGCGTTTTGCTGTATGCAAATCTTATTCTGACAAATCTGAAAAAATGAGAAAACAAGAAGAATTATTTGTTTTGACCCCAAGAAAAACAGAGAACAGGGGATTATATCTTACAAGATGTTCAAAACATACAAGAATTAAATCTGAACACCCCAATCTCAAAGAAAGAATGGGTTATTGTCTCACTTCATTCAATGAGTATTACAAGTATTGGAACAAACTTGAGATGGCAATGGTCCCTGAAGATACACAACTTGGTAATTGTATTGCTAAGGAAAAATCAAAGGGTTTCGATTATAAAACCGCATATAGACATTGTTCATCGAGGGTTGGAAATAAACCTCTCGGAGCAGGTCAAGCAATTGTATTGGGTCAAGATAATCTTCTTATTGAACCGGTAGAATTTGCAGAGGTGGACTTGGATATATTTGGATTCAAACCAAGATATTTCCATATCTGTCCTGGCGCTGTAGAACTATTCCAACATATAACATCAATGCAAATGGATTCTGATACGATAGGTATGGTAAGAAGTGCGGCACAGATTGCTGACAATGTATTTAGAATCGAGGAAGAAGCTATTGAGCGTGATGAAACAACTCCTGAAGAACTTGGTCAGATGAAAATATTGGTTCAGGATTTCAAAGATTTGATTCACGAAATTGATGAGGAAACAGGTATGGTACACAATGTTTCCTTTATGGATGGTCATATCAAAGTTGTTCAAGAATTGATGACATATCAAATGGGTTTGGAAGGTGCTTGTTGGGAAGGATATGAAGCAATTGGAACAAAGATTGTAGATGGCAGAGAGGTTCCAAATTGTGTGCCAATAAAAGATAAATAAAAAATAAACTAAAATGAGTTTTTCAATAACAAATAACTCCGCAAATGCGGTGATTACATTGATAGAAAGTTTAAGTTCTTCTTATGGAACTTTTACTGTCACATCTGGTAGTTTTCCATTATTCAGTGGACAAACAGTATCAGGAACAAATACAGAAATAAATAACGGAAAAGGTTCGCCAGAGGGTTCAATTCTTCTATTCCTTCAACAAGGTAATGCTCAGATTGAATTTTATGTAAATGGAAATCTTATTTCCGCTAATGATTATTCTTCAGGAATGATTGAGTTAAAGGGTCCAATATTACAATCTGGTGATACAATCGGAATAAATGTTGATGAAGCTGATTTACCATCTCCATCACCGACACCTTCTGTAACTCCAACAATGACTGTGACTCCTACCAACACTCCAACTAATACCCCATCTGTTACACCTTCTGCGACTCCAGCATATAAAATTGGTCAGAATACAGCATTCTATTATGCAGCAGATGATTCAACTACAATTTCAGGAATTACAGGTAACTTATTTGTGAATGGTTCTCAACTTACGAAGAGAAGTGTGGTGAGTAATAAGCAGGTTGATTTCACTGGTGGTACATTATCGATAACTCTTGGAGCAACTTTATCTACACTTGAGTTCTCAGCATCTCCTGTTGGAGCATATTATTTGGCTGATGATGGTATCAGTGGTGTTTACAATAGACAAATTATGTCAGGATTTACAAGAACTGTAAGTGGGGCGACTACTGAAACTTATACGGGTGTTACAAGATACTTGACCGGTACAACTGTATTACCTTATACAGAGAATACAACGATAACTGTCAATAAGAATACCAAACTAATTACAATACCAGGTGCATCGTATTCAGCAGGTTATTTCCTTGTATTACCAACACCCTAATTGATTTTTTTATATGAGATAGATATATTTAAGTTCGTAGAGGTTTTTTTATCTATACATTCCCATTGTATTTTTTACCTCTATGTTGTCTGAATCCATTATTCTACGGGGGGAGGCTTAGTAGCCTCCCTTTTTTTTTTAAAAATATTTTTTGTTGTGCTTGATTCTAAATTGTGGTGCTCGTATATTTATAAAAAAAAACACAATGAAAAATTATTACATCACCGCAGAAGAATTTGATTTAATGACCGAAGAACAACTCGATGCTCTTGATGCCGAGTTTTGGTATGAGAAATGGAAGATGGAACAAGAATCAATGGAAACAGATTTTCAATATTGTCAATAAACAAAAAAAAATAAAACAAAATGGCTTACAACAAAGAAGAAAGTATCGCAAGAATGAATCAACTGAATCTTGTGATGAATTATCTAAAACAGATAAATCTCAACTTACCACTCAAAGATGTGGTCGCAATCAACAATGTTATGACCGATTATGTAATGAATGGTTATAGCAAAGAACTTGGAAATAGATTGGATTCTATTGATAAACATATTCAATCGAAATTCAATGAAGAGTGAACAAGAAAAATGGATTGAAGCCTATGAATTTTCCAATTATGAAGTTTCAAATTTCGGAAGGATTAGAAACAGCAAAACAGAGAAAGTTTTAAAACAAAGACAAGATGGTAAAGAATATAAAATGGTTTCAATCTATAACCACAAGAAAAAATATACTGTCAGAGTTGCAAGATTGATATGGCAATCATTCAACAACTGTAAGTGTAAAGATACCATCGACCATATTGATAGAGACAGAGGAAATGACTTCCTTAAAAATTTGAGATGTATTCCATACAAAGAACAATATCTCAACAAATCAAAGTATTATATCAAGAACAAATACAATCTAACTAAATCAGATAAGAAACTCATTCAAGAAAAGTATGACGCAGGTCTTTGGTCCACTTGGGATATTATGAAATTTTATGACATTCCAATCAACTATGTTCAAACAACAATGAAACGAGGTTCTTGGAAAAAATATCTAAGTGATGAATCCTAAAGTAGTATGCAGAATTGAGTTCCCTAATGGTGATGAAGAATTTGTCGTTTGGGAACTCAAATTCTATGGAGAAATGGTTAAAAAAAATGTGGATATATATTCGCTTTTCTATGACCTATCGTTAAATCAATTCTCAGACGCACCAGTGGGAGTTCACATAGGAATCTATGATAACCCTCAGGTCAAGAAAATAGGTCTTAAAATGGGAGATAAAGAGGTTCAGAAAGAAATCCTCATAGGGGAACTAATTTTACCCCTAAAATTTTTGTAAAATATTTGGTTGGTATTTGTTTAAACCCATATCTTTGTGGGACAAAACACATAACAATGAAAAAGACAACTACTTTCGACATTTGGATGATTTCCAACATTTCAGTTTTCTTAGGACAAGGTATCGATACAACACAAGGTGATTCTGTTTATTGGCACTTGGATAACGGGTCTCAACTTGAGATTGATTTCAAGAACAAGGAAGTCAAATTCGTGGATTGGAGGTCAGACGACAAAACCTATTTCGCAATTGTCGGTATGTCTTCTTCTCGTAACTTCACAACTAATGATTACTTCACAAACTAAAACATACGACAATGGACAGATTACTAATTCTAAACTATGGACAGCATATGTTGTATTCCTACCTCTGTATTTCACTTACAGGACAGGGATACGAATTGACACGAAATCAATTATCAAACTTGTTGGATTTAATTATTGAACTGACCCATATCAGTAACTATGAGACACATTTACAATGTCCTGATTATATGATTATGGTCAATCCCGAAAACTCCTTTCAAATTTTCTGTGATTTTTGGGAAGAGAATAGAATATATTTTGTAGAATCACTTTAACTTCTTACCTTCGTAAAAACTACACACAATGAAAACAATAGATTACAACAATTGCGATTGCTGTGGTAAAACTGAAGATACTCTTAAACTATATTGGACTGATTATGACTTGGAGAACAAAGAAGTATTACAATCAGTGTTTCAATATGACGCAGTATGTGAAAATTGTTTAGAAAATTTCATACAATCAAAGTAATTCCTTACCTTCGTAAAAACAATAACATCGGGGACAGGACACAATCTGAACATCAATTATTATGAGTACCAAACCACTTTACCTCGCATTTTATCATCGTTCAAAAGGTACAAAAATTTTGACTGATGTATCAGATTTTCTACAGTCGATGGAAAACCATTATCTCTCTCTACCTTCAGGAATTGAAAGAGAGGATGTCAGTAATTATCTCTTTGAACAGACAATGAAAGGACGAGACCCAAACGAATTCGGGACTGTGGTCTTGTATACTTGTTATCTTCTACTCAAAATCACGAACTCATTCAAAGAAGAAGGAAATTTTTACCTGATAGCAATTGGTGATAAAGGAGATGAAATATCGACTGACATCGATTGTGCATTCGTTGGAAACGAAACTTCTGCGATGAGGTTATTCGACAACCTTTGTTCAGAACTAACTCCCGCATAATCAAAACAATAACATCGGGGACAGGACACAATCTGAACATCAAAAAAATGAATACAAAAGTTGTGGTCGCAATCGCCCTAATTGCATCGACAGTCATTATCAAATCTTGTTTGTCTGCTAATGCGGATATCCCTCCATCAAAGGAGAAAGAGCTTCTCGACAAGACAAAAACCCCATCTACCAAGTCAATGAAGAATACTTGGCAAAAGGATAGTTCTGTGAATCAGATGGGAGAGAAGACCATTTTTATGAATATCGAAGCTAATGACTTGGTTTTCTTCGATTTCCCTTACAATGGTGGTTCTTTAGCTCAAATCTCATTGAGAAAGAAGGGAAGTTGGGATGCTATGTTCGTCATCAGCAAAGGACAAATTGATACTGACTACGATGGAACCTATATCCGTGTTAAATTCGATGATGAGGCTCCAGTCTCTTGGTCAATGTCTGAAACAGCTTCAGGTTCAAGAGAAATGTTGTTTTTCAACAATACTTCTCGATTCATCAACAAGTTGAAAAACTCAAAGAAGGTTGTCTTAGAAGTACCTTTCTATACAGAAGGAAAACGACAATTTGTATTCAACACTGAAGGTCTCAACTTGGAATCGAATTAGAACGATTCTAATACCCAAAACACCAATTATCTTTTTTCGTAGGTCATAGTGTTTATAAAACGAAAAACCCCCTAATTTGGGGGTTTTTTTATTTTCTGATTTGTTGGTCAATTATTCACCCTAATTCCCTACCTTTGTAAAAACTAAACACAATGAAAAAACTCCTCTTGGTCCTACTGACCACAATGACAATCATCTCTTGTTCCAAAGAAGAACAAACTGAGAATGTTCAAGAATCAACCCTAATCGCTCACTTCAACTTTGATGGGAATGTTCTTGACCACTCACAAACAGGTGCTCACGGGTTCACCAATCAACAACCATCATCAGACCGATTTGGAACCCCAAATTCCTCGTTAAAATTTTCCAATGGGTATTTCCGTTCAGGAAACATTCCGTTCAATCTACGGGGTCAATACACCTTCTCAATGTGGATGAAGATGAATGGTTATGATGAAGGTCAAGCCGTGATGGAACTAACTGAGAACAGACAATGTAATTCCAATCCTCAGTTTTGGATTCATCAAAGTAGTGTGTATCTCGCCACGAGTTCTCAATCTCAAAACAGAATGAGAATCCCTCAGACACCGAGTTGCAATGGATGGACACACATTCTCTACACCGTAAATGAGACAATCACCAAACTCTATATCAATGGTGTTCTCGTTGAGACCAAATCACTCAACTGGCCTCAAACTCAGAACATTGAACTTACACTCGGGAATGCCGGAAATAGTTGTTTTGTCAGACCAATGGTTCAGAACCCATACAAACAACCTTCAAGAGTTATGGTTGATGAGGTGAGAATTTACTCAGGAATTCTATCACAACCAGAGATTACACTTCTGTCAAGTTGTCAACCTCCCAAATCGAATGTAAAGTGATTTAGAACCCCAAGAATCGACTATCTTTTTTCATAGGTCATAGTGTTCATTAAAACAAAAACCCCCTAATTTGGGGGTTTTTTTAATTCCTCGTATGTGAATCTGTTTATATCCTTAGTTCTTCTTTTTTTATATTTCAATCCATACTTGTCACAGAATTGTTTTGATATGTCTTCATTCGGATTATATCCCATACTTTCCATAAATTCATACATAACCAAATAATCAGATTTCGTTACACCATTGAGACCATAGTTTAAATCCTCAGGTGGTTTTCTATCTGAGTTTTTGAACCATTCCCTATGATATTCTGAATAACATTTTTTACACCATCCTGACCTACCATCTTTGTTTTTTGCCACTATACCAAAATCATCAAGTGGTTTTAACTCCTTACATTTATAACATTGTTTCATATCAATAAGTATAGAAAAAAAATTTTCTGTTTGAACTTTATTCTGCTTTTTTTTATTATAATTATTATTAGTCGGTTTGGAGTTTAACAAACATTAAATCCCTGCACTGAAGGATAATAGGGGGGTAAACCATTCAACAGTGTGTCCGAGTAGTCCCCTTTCACTTCTCATAATTTGTTATGGGGGGGAAAGGGGGGGTAAACTCTCTTACCGAGTAGAATAATAATTTTATAAATAAATATTCTGGTAACCAGATATTTATGAGAATGAATCCAAGATTACATAAACTCTTATTGGAATTAGATTTTAAATATGATTTAACAATAGGAGATTACTTTTCTCTATCTGAATCAGAGAAGAATGATATGGCACAA